AGCTGGAGCTGGAGCCGGAGCTGGAGCAGGAGCGGGAGCAAATGAACCAGGCATTGAAACGTGTGGGTTTTCAAAATTCATCGAGCGGGAGCCGGAGCGGGAGCCGGAGCCGGAGCGGGAGCGGGAGCCGGAGCGGGAGCCGGAGCCGGAGCCGGAGCGGGAGCTGGAGCTGGAGCTGGAGCTGGAGCCGGAGCTGGAGCAGGAGCGGGAGCAAATGAACCAGGCATTGAAACGTGTGGGGCAGCGTATCACGCGGTTGCGTGAGATGAATCCGCATGTGTCGGCTTTGCGAGAACTAGAAGAAGAGATACATTGCCAGACTTTGCGCATAGCCTCGGTTTTTTCTAAAAGAGAAACGAGCAGTAGCGAAGATGAAAGTTGTTGTTGTGCGGTGATGTGATTTTAAAAGGAAGTTCTTGAAATTGAGGAATATTAATTATGAAAGTATTTGATAGTCAAATTGACTTAACCGCGCACTTTGAGGGTTTTTGCCTAAGAGCTTACAAATGCCCTGCTGATGTTTGGACAATTGGATTTGGGGAAACCAATCCGGATGGCAAACCTGTAGGTCAAAATATGGTGTGCACTCTAGAGCAAGCAACTAAATGGTTGCAAATGCGTTTAAGTCGTTTAACATTACATTTTGAAGATAAATATAACACTGAAACCTTAGCTCAAGGTCGAGCTTTAGCAGATTTTGCTTATAATTTGGGAGAAAACGCATTTCCAACACTTTTAAAATATCTTAAAGCTGGAGACGTTCAGTCAGCAAGTCATGAATTTTTAGATGGATTTTATGTTAATAAAAAGCCATTGCTGGGGTTGCTGCTGAGGCGCATATCAAACTATCACACGTTTATCACTGGCGAATACAAAGCATGGGAAAAAGGCGATCTAATTACACCAGAAATTAAATCAATTTTGGTGCTTAAAAATGGGCATAATGACCTGGCTTTAGAAATGATAAATAAACTTGAGGTTGCTCGGAGGGTTGGGCTGTGAATATTGTAAATTTTGAAAATAATGGATTGATTGACAAAAGAGCCATTACAGTGATGGGGGTTTCGTCTAAAAGCGGCGGCGCAATTGGATATTTTGGAACTGGCTTAAAATATGCAATCTCGACAATACTTAGAAATGGCATGACTATTACAATTTATCGAGGACTAGAAAAGCTAGAATTTACAAAGCAAAAAGAAAAAATACGAGATCATGAATTTGATATTATTTTAATGAATGGTCAAGAACTGGGTTTTACTACTCAGCTGGGGCGAAATTGGGAAACCTGGCAAGCCTTCAGGGAGCTGTATAGTAATTGCATAGATGAAAATGGGAAAATTTTTGAAGGGGATGCGTATCCTGAAGATTTAACAACATTAATCAGGGTTGAGGGTGAGGAATTTTTTAAACAATACACCCTGAAAGATAATATTTTTATTTCTCCAAGCCAAGTTCCAGATGAAATTTTCAACAGCTGTGAGGTTTACTTTAATTCAACTGGGATTTTTTACAGAAAGGTAAGGGTGAAAGATAAGGTCAAGCTATTATTTAGGTATAATATTTTATCAAATATTGATCTAACCGAAGATCGCACTGCAAAATATGATTTTCAAATTGCGTGGGTCATAAGGGACGCTGCGTGCTTGTCAAATAATAAATGGTTTATTGAGAAAATGGTCACTAAAAATCAGGGGTACTTTGAAGATCAGATAGAATTTTGTGGAGCAGGCAAACCATCCATATAATTTTTAGAAACTGTTTACTTTTTAAGACAAAACAAAAGAACTGAATTAAAAGAAAGCGCGTGGAATCTTTATAAAATACACGCCCCGATGTCTGTAGAAAAGCCATTAAGATTAACAGAATACGAAAAAACCATGCTTGAAAAAGCCGTTGATGTTTGCAAAAAACTTGGATTTCATCCTAATGAATTTGAAATTAATACATTTGAAACGTTAGGTTCTGCTGTCGCGATAGCGCAGCGAAAACCCTACAAAAAAATATTGTTATCTCAGGATGCTTACACAAAGGGCGTTCAATTTTTAGCTAGAGCTTTAGCGGAAGAGTATATACATTTAAAATATGATGTAGACGATTGTACACGAGAAATGCAAAACTTCATTTTTGACAAAATGTTTTATTTTGGAGCTCAATTAAAAGGAATAGAAGTATGATAATAGAAGAATTCGAGGCGCTGGAGAAATTACAATGACAGAACATCAAAAGAAACTGATGAAGAAGTTGAACGAGCTTGCAGCAATCCTTGGTTATTACCAGGGTGCATTGAAAGGTGCCTATTTCGATAATGACGAAACTTTAACTAAGATTGCACTTAAAGAAAACGATATCAACAAAGTTTTACTTAACATGCAGGATTTAATTTTGGAGTAAAGATGTTTAAAAAATACATACATTTAGAGAGACTGACGAGCGAAGAAGTACAGGGTTTGCAGGACGAAGCTTGTTTTATCGTGCCAAAACTAGACGGGGCTAATGCTTCAATTTGGTGGGAGGGGGCTAGAGTCTGCTGTGGCTCGCGTAATAACCAGCTCGGAGAGCACAACACTCTGCAAGGGTTTTACGGATGGGTTCAGGAAAACAATCTTAACCTTACAGAATTCTTTGCAAGGTACCCATATTGTACAATTTATGGAGAGTGGCTAGTTCCGCATACGGTACAGGGGTATATTCCTGAGGCGTGGAGAAACTTTTATGCTTTTGATATCTTACTAGAAGACGGAGTATTTTGGGAGCATCATCTTATTGATGCGGTGTTGGGGCGCTTTGGAATTTCAACTGTTCCTATACTAGGCACTACAATGCAGACGACACCCCACCAGGCTTGGGAATCGTGCACATGGTTACTGAAGGAAGGCCATAGACACGAAGGGGTGGTTATCAAACGTGCCAACTTTGTCAACCCGTATGGACGAACTACTTACGCCAAGTATGTTCCTCAATCTTTGAAGCAAGTTGCAAAGGAGAGAAAGGCTAGAAAACTTCAAGCGTATACGGACGGAATAGAAAATGCAGTTGTTCATGAATTTTTAACTGAACACTTACTAGATAAAGAAATTGCTAAAGTTAAATTAGAGCGTGGGTTTACTACACTTGACCCGAAATTGATTGGAGAAACCTTGGGAAGGGTTTGGCACGCACTTATCACTGAAGAAATTTGGGATATTTTGAAGAAGTTTAAAAATCCTATGCTTGATTTTAGAGTGTTACGTAGTCTAGTAAATCAAAAAGTAAAAGATAAATTTGAAAGGGGCAATTAATATGAAGTGGTTTAGGAAGAAAGAATTGTGGTATCGAGTATATTTTACGTACTACGTACGAGACGAAATAGAAAACGCACACTGCGATATGGCTTTTGGCCAAAAAATGGATACCACAACTATACAAAAAGCTACTGACCGCTTGCTGAAGGCGTGCACAGCACACCCTAGATTTGAAACTAGGCCTCCCTATAAGATCACTATTAATTCCTGGAGCCCATTCTATGAAAACTAACACAAATTTTTGGATTGAAAAAGAAGGTTGTTACAGGGGCTTGAAATACACTGTAAAAGCTTGCTCACGTGGCTATCGTTGTGGATATGTTAACGTTCCCTTAGAACTGCAAGGGGTAGACCCCGAAATTCTAGATGGGTTAAGGGTTCACGGAGGGGTGACGTTTAATCAAGAAGGCGTTATAGGTTTTGATTGTCATCATTCCTGGGATGCGCTAGATATGGATATAATGGGAGAACTGGAAAAACAAACGCATCGTGAATGTTATGACAGTTACTTGTTCCCAGAGGCTAGGGTTAGATATTGCGAATATGTGGAGCAGGAATGTAAGGGGCTTATAGATCAATTATTGGAAACAGTAGGTGGACGTAGGGGGATAGAACGTGAAAGTAAAATTTAAATGCTTCAAGTGTAAAAAAGTAATGGAGGGAGTGTCTCCTAAAAACGAATCTTCACGTACTGACACTATCTGGGCCAACCTTGGTTCTTATGGGAAAGGGCCGTGGGAAAAAACTCAACACTATACTGGAGGCTACTCTATTACATGTCCACGTTGCAACTTAAAAAACCCGATTAGATCAACGCCCATAATTACTGAAATGCACCATGGCGAACAATATGAACTTACCTGTTTAGGAGGGTCGATAGATTATGAGTATTATAGGCGCGCCATCGGCTAAGATTCAGAGTGTGAAACGTATTCGCATGATCAATTAGATTTAACATTTTCAGTCGCTGCTAAAACACGAAATACTTAATAGGCTTAAACAAACAGGAGAGAGATGGGTAAATTTGAAAATTTGACACTATACATTTTAGTACTACTATACAACAGTTCTTTAGTTTTTGGGACTGCTTACATTGTATTTTGGAGGGACAAAGCGGATGGTGGTTTTTATTGGCAATACTTTTCGCAGAGGTTACGGGCCAAGACGATAAAAATCATATTAAAGCTAAAAAGGAAAAACAAAATGAGTGAAATTCTATATTGTCCAAAGTGTAAAAATAAACTAGAATGTTATTGGTTATTTGATGGATCAATATCAAGTTATTACATAAGCATGGGTGATTGTTACACATGTGAACGACCTTATTTTCAAATAGACTGCTTGACCGAAAATCAACTATCAAGAAAAACTGAAGAGTTGGAAAGCATTTCACTAAACGAATCTGAAGCTATAAATTTTTTTCAAATGCTAGAGCGAGAACCGATGGCAAACGAAACCATGCAACAAGCATTTAAGCGGTTTTTAAAACGCAAATCTGGGAACGACATTGATATCGGTGCCAAAAATAAAGAGGAATGGATTAACTGTTCGGATCGACAACCTGCAAAATACCAGCATATTATAGGTCGCAGTATTATGTCGGGAAATGTAGAAGACGGTTTTTACATAAAAGAGGAGGTTCTGTGCAACACTCAAGGCAAGTGGCATTTTGACCTGTGGAAACCTGCACGCACCGACAGGCATGTCGCCTCGTTAAGACCTGATAAATCCTTGGCAGTTGAAAAGAGTAAGCTTATATAAATATAAAAAAGGAAATAATCATGAATGTAAAAACATTTTTACCGTGGGAAGAAATAGAAGACGTAGCACAAAAGCAAATTGAAAATATGTCTTTTCTGCCTATCTTAAATGGTAAAATTGCTATCATGCCTGATTGCCATTTCGGCAAAGGTGCGACAGTAGGAAGCGTGATACCTACATATAAGGCTATTATTCCTGCTGCGGTTGGGGTTGATATTGGCTGCGGAATGGAAGCGGTTAAGCTGCCTATTAAGGCCAGCGATTTGAGTCAGAAGCAGTTAAACTCTATCTTCCAAAGCATGAGCACTTTAATTCCATTAGGAGCGGGAGGGAGACATCAAGGTACGAACGGCATCTTAGATGTCTATCACAATGAATTAATGAGGGTTGCAACTCCACAGCTGCAAGAAAGTATCGCGGCATTATCCCCTTATGACATTAGACTTCAACTAGGTACGCTTGGCTCCGGTAATCATTTTATTGAGCTTTGCGCTGACGAAAGTGATGATCTGTGGCTAATGCTTCATTCTGGTAGTCGGCATATCGGCAACAAGATTGGCACTAACTACATGGAAAAGGCTAAAGAACGGTGCTTAGAACTTGGCTTGCCCGATTCTGACTTGTCTTTTTTGAGCAAGGGGGATGAGCATTTTTCAGAATACTGTGAAGCTTTGAAATGGGCACAGTATTACGCTCGCTTGAATCGTAAAGTCATGATGAAAATATGTTTTAACATTCTGCAAAAGCATCAGATTTTAGTAACACCTTACTTGGATCAAGAATACGAAACGGCAATAAGTTGTCACCATAACTATGTAGAATTTTTAACTGAGGATTCTTTTATTACCCGCAAGGGTGCGATTGCGGCTTATAGCGGCCAGATGGGTATTATCCCTGGCTCAATGGGCACTAAAAGCTATATTGTTAGGGGCAAAGGGAATTCTGAGTCTTTAAACTCAGCAAGTCATGGTGCAGGAAGGCGCATGAGTCGGAACGAAGCAAAGAGAACCTACACTGTTGAAGACCTAGAAAGTCAAACGCGCGGTGTGGTATGCAGAAAAGATAAAGGGATTCTTGATGAAATACCATCCAGTTACAAAAATATTGATACCGTTATTGAGCGTCAAAAAGATTTGATTGAAGTAGTGCATACGTTAAAACAGATTTTAAATGTCAAAGGTTAATTGCTTGGGGCATAAATGTTAAATCAATCGAAATAATCAAAAAGAACTTTTGGGGGAATGATGAACCATCTTAAATTTAGAGCTTGGCATAAAGAGTATAAACAAATGGCTGCCGTATTTAGTTTATATCTAGACCAAAAAACCCGTGGTGTAGATGTTTGTTATGATAACTTGCAAGCCTATTGGCCAGAAGAAGAAATAATCCTTATGCAATCAACGGGACTTAGGGACTCATAATCCTTTGGTCGAAGGTTCAAATCCTTCTGGGCCCACCATTTCAGAGCACCTAAAAATTTATGGGGTTATGTTGGGGTTATGTTTTATTTGATTTAACCCAGTTTTGCAAAGCTTGTAATTTAATCTGACAATTTCCGTAAAGCCTCAAAACTTCAATATCATGATTGACAACATCGCCCATACTCGCGCCCTCTTTTAAATAAGGCACATCATCACATGGTTGCAGTAAATTAGAGGGTGGCAGTAATTTGATTGATACGCTCTGCTGCGGCGTTAATGTTGAGCACCCCGCCAGCAGGCACGCTACAGCTGTCAAACACAGGCTCTTTAATAATATGAATTTGGACATTCTTTTTTACCTCATTTATTGCTTCGTCATTTTGATTTATTTTAGACTCTGTGGCATCGGCAAGCTGCTGACTTTGAGTTTGAGCCTCATTGATTACATGCACAGTTTGGACGTAGGTATCGTGATAAGTGCTTTTAATCCTCCATGCGTGCACTTGCCAGCCTGCTATAAACGCTGCCATTAAAACAACGATATAAAGCGCAGGCTTAAACTTTAGTAACGCTATCATTTTTATCGTCCTTGGCCGCAATGCGCTTTTCAATTGCTATTTTGGTAGCCAACGTTATAACCCCACCAAGCAATGTCAGGGTTGGCATGTCAAACGTTTTAGTTGTAATCACAAACCAAACATAGCAAACCGAGCTACATAAAATATAAATCAGGCCCCCCACGATAAATAATAACCGTGAAGAGCTTGGCATTTTGGTTTTGTCATCAATAAAGAAATCTTGCCATTTCATTAATGCAACCTCGTTCTAATCCACTTTATATTATCATTCATCTCGCCCACTTGCGCCTGAATCCCTGAAACCTGCGCTTGCATTTGAGCAAGCCCAAGTTGGAGAGAATCAACTTTTTCAGTCATGTACGTAAATACCCCTATAATTACTAGGGGTAGAAGCGCAACAATCAAAGGATGTTTAAAGTTCATTTCTTTAGTTGATGATTTCATATCCCACATCCGAGACGTCCGTTGCCTGTAGAGCTGTTGCATCTGCCGGCTGTACGGAGTTAACCACAAAGCTAGTATCGGCTACTACTGTGCCCACTACAAGGTTACCAGTTGCGGCCGCCCCAGTCGCGCCGATCGATTCGCGAGTTAAGATAATGATTGAATTGGCAGTGACAGCAGTTGTACTTACTGTGCAAGTTCCAGCGACCAAGGTACATGTACCTACAGAGGCATCGGCACCAGTTGGAATCTCAAGTTTATTACCAGCAGTCCCAAGAACTAAATTACCGTTTGTTGCGGTGATATTACCCAGAGTTGCAGTGAGCGTGCCAGTTGAAGTTACGCCGTTTGCTAAAATTGTATTAACATCAAGTAAGCCTGTTGCAGTTATGTTCTGAATTCCCGTCATATTTCCCGAGCTATCAACCTTCACGGGTGATGCAATCATTGCGCCCGTATTTGAGCTATTTTGAGGCACCATCACAGATTGAGCAGCGGTACTTCCGTTCAAGTACATATAGTTCCCTGCAAACGCCAAAGATGGCATTAAAACCAGTCCAGCTAGCATTTTTTTCCACATATTTTTGTTGATTTTCACGATTTCACTCCTTTTTTGTTTAAAATTAACTTCCAACACTCACTCTGCGCCAAACTGCCGCCACAGCATCCCACTGAAGGGTCAAAGTTTGACCTGGGCTAATGGGGGCCCCTGCAACTGGAGGGCCGGCGCTACTAAGAAGAGTAAGTGAAGTTGAACTGCCGATATTGCAAATTCTTATTTCCCGGTCTGCTACCTCAAGCGTTGCTTCGAGCGTGACATTAATGGGGGTAGCGCCACTGTCAATACGAACGCATGGCACAGCGGTATATGTTGTAGGAGTTGGGGTTGTAGACACTGTAATCAAAGTGCTTGAGATTGAAACTGCATCTGTCGTAGTTATATTCTGACTTTTTAGTCCCGTGAATTTATTAAACTCAAAAAGTCTAGCTACAGGATTATAATCAAAAATTACATTAGTTGTTAAATCAAACGCACTACCCGGGGCTTCTACCGCTACCCAATGCTTATCAGCGGTTCTTAAACTTAAAGTATAAAGACTTCCTGAGCCGGCACCAGTTGGTGCATTGGGTATATTCCACAAAAAAATAGGACTTCCAGCAGAATCATTAACTGCAACAGCTCCTAAATATGCATGTGAATTAACATCAGTTCCAATATTGTTTACAACACAACTTACTGGAGTTGGAGAGGTGGCGGAAATTTGAAATGTTCTAGTTGCTATAGCCAAACTGTTATTTGTAGAGTGGCCCGATATATTTGCTACATTATCTATATCATTATTATCAATATCAACATCTTGAGTAGCTGGATATTGACTCCAGTCTTCTGAACTTGCTGGTGCTCTTACTGGCATAATCAGCCCTCCT